TCCGATTCATCACTGTAATTATCGTCATAGAACATTTCAAAATTTAGAAATTCATCCTCATAACAAAAATGATCCAAGCCATTTAATTCAATGCTTTTCATCATTTGAGATTCTAATGTTTCAATCTCTGTTGTATCGGTATTATTATCAATCAATTCAATAATGTAAATAAAATCAGATTCATTTACATTATCGCCATAACCGCGCTTTGAAATTATTGCATAAGGGTATTCAGCACCAGCCGGAGCTTTACGATTGTAAACTCTTGGCAAAAATTCTTTTACTTTTTCTTTAATTTGATATGTTAAATTGATCATAATATCAAATCCTTTTGAAATATTTACTAATTATGGCCTCAACCGCTTCTTTATTTTCCCGATAAAAACTTCTGATAAATCGTGTTTGTGGCAATTTACCCACACTTTTTCCAGTCTTTTTATGTCTTCTTATTCCTGTCCCTTTATCTAAAAATAATCCATAAAAAGCATCTCTGCTAATTCCTACATAAACTTTTCTTATTACTTTTTCACTAAAATTTATTCTTGATTGAACCGATTTTAAAAGTGTTCCGGTGATTTTATTAAATTTTACGTTTATTATTCTTCTTAATCTGTCCTTTAAAAAATATTCGGATTCTTTTATTGAATTATCACAAGCTTTTAATATAGCCTTTTCAGCTTTATCAAAATTACTTTTATAACTAACTTTGTTCATTACTTCTTACCTCCGCGGTAATCAATAATTTTCTATCTTCACTATTAACATTTATAATCTCAGTAAAATTATAAATGTTGTTATTCCAGTAACCCCGGCAATTAGTGTTTATATCGGATCTATATCTAATTAGAATTATTGCTATTGAAGTATTGTTAATACTTTTTCCTAGTATATTTTCAGTTTGATTTATATGATTAATCCTGGCCCAAACGGTGTCCAATTCTGTCCAATTTTCTTTAAAAGATCCGTTTCTAGTATCATTAATTGTTTTTGTCTGAAGAACTAATCTTTTTGTTAATTTACCGGCCCGGATTTTTTTACTTTCATCAATTAATCCCTGTCTCATCTAAACCACCTAATTTTATATGGCATTAATAAAGCTCTGACAGAAAAAGGCAATTCATAAGCTCTTTTTTCACTTGTTGCCTCTCTATTTTCGTATAAATCCCCGGCTACTAATAAAATTGCTTGTTTGATTGCTTCCGGTAAATTACTTGAAGTATGGCCGGCCTGATATCTTATTCTTACTGATCCGGTTGGATAAGGTGTATATGCTGGCCAACTTTGTCCATAAGCTGGATAAATACGTTCCGGAATAATATCTAAATTTGAAACATAATAAATACTATTCCAGGTATTTTCCGTTCCATCACTTTCAATATATTTAATACTAGTTATTGATTGGACCGGAGAATCAAATAAATAAATTCCTTCACAAGGAAAATCATCTAATATTCCTTCTAAAGTTTTAGTGCCTATTGTTCTTCCTGTAAAATTTTCGCAATATTCGCGTGCCGCTGTAATTAAACCTGGCAAATATGCATCTTCATCCGAAGCATCAATTCTTAATTGTGTTTTTAGTTCGGATATACTAACTAATTCAGAGCTAATATCTGTAATTAATTTAATTTGTAAATCCATATTTGCCACCCCTTAACTAGTTGTATAAAGTTCTTGAATAATCCAATTGGTTCCATCATAATTAACAAACCTTTTATAAGTATCATATTCAAAAAATATTGATCCTGGGGGGACTCCGGTTGGTTTTGAATCTGTTGAGGCCCCAATAAAAGTCTCAATATTTGTAATTCTATAAACAGCCATTTAAAATCACTCCTAAGCTACCGCGGTTATTGCTCCATCACTCGATAATTTTTTATATTTACAATAAAAAGTAATTTCTCCAGTGATTGCGGCACTTGCAACCCCTCGAATATATCCTGTTCCTTCGCCAGATAGATTAATCTTTCTAGCCTGGCCTTGTCCAAAATTTCCGGCAGTTACTTCTAAAGCATTTGCAACGGTCCCGGAAATTGTTAAATTTGTCCCGGCCGCTTTATCTTGTATTGATGTCGTAGTACAAAAATCAGTATCAGTAACGCCATCCGTAAAGTCAAATTTATATGTACAAGCAGAATCTTGAGTTCCAGTTGTTATTACTCCATATATAGTCTCAATTTCTACCTCGCCAATTACGCTAAATAAATTAGTATTTCCATTTGCAATACTTGCAACAGATTTTGTAACAATATCCGGGAATAGTGCTGTTATTTGCGCTGGAATTGTTGTTCCAGTATCAATTAAAATATTATCTACAATTCCATCAATTACGGCAACCGCGGCCGCCACTGCACCAACATCATCACCGGCTAAAGCTCCACCAGAACCGCCAGAGAATTTAGCACCGGCCCCAATATCATAACCTTTTGTTACTAGCCATGTAGATGATCCTATAGTATCAACTACATTATCGCTATAATCGGTTACACCTGTTAAAAAAGTACATCCGTTTATAATAACGTTTGTTGATAATGTAGTAACAAAATTAATAACAGCGACAGTAACATTTGTTATAAATCTACAATTATGAATAAAAACGCCGTCAGTTCCATTTAAGGACAATACTCTTGCGTTTGCATCTCCACCAGTGTAACCATTTTTATAACAATTTATAAATTTTGCTCTATCACCTGTAATTGTCCAGTCTGATATAACCTCGATATCTGTAGTATCTCTCCATTCACAATTGATCATTGTAAAATCGTTACCTGAAATTGTTCCATAAGTAACAACACTATCAATTCCAGCGACGAAAAGAATATTTTCAATTGTAATATTAGCCGCTGATATTACCCATGTAGCATCAACATGACTAAAAGTTATAGTTGGCCTATTAGATCCTTTTCCAAGACCTATAATATGTACTCCGGCTTTATCGGCCGTCATTTTTGTTCCGGTTGTGCTATAAGTTTCTGTATGGCCTGGCAAAACATATCCAACAACTTTTTTACCTGCAGTTGCTAGGGAAAAAAGATAATCAATGCTTGCTAGGGGAATATCAGGACTATTTCCATAACCGGCCGCATCGCTTGCATTGCTATTGCTAGAATCAATAAAATATACATCATATGGATGCTTAGCAAAATCAACTATATTTTGAGGGCCGCCCGGAACGTTGCTAGAAAAAATTGCGCTTCTATTTGCCAAATTAAACCCCTCCTTAATCAGTTATTGCCGCTGGCAATACATCTTCTGCATATTTTGGATCTAGGAAAAAATTAACTGAAATATAGTTGCTAGAATTAGATCCACCGCTGGTTACAAATATACAATCAAAATCGTTTGCTAGGTCTAAACAATTTGCTAGATCTAATTGAAACCAGCAAACTTTTGTTGCTAGGTCCGCGGAAAAACTATAAGTCTTAGCAGCAGTACCTCTTGTTAAAGTATCAGCGGCCGATACATCTTCGTTATACCAAATTTCGCAATTGCCCGATAAGGCCTTATTATCAGACAATGAGTTGGCAACATCTGTGCATTGAAAGATTGTAAAATCTGGAATTGCCGCATTTCCTTGCGTAACTTCTACTTTTACCCAGGCCCTTTTTGCATTTTTTAAGCAAATTATATCTGAATCGGTCGCGCTATCAGCTTGTGGGCCTAATCCGATAATATGTTTTACTTCTTCAGGTAAACACATTTTAGTGCTGTTCATTTCGATTCCTCCCTATAAAATTTCTATAATTATCTAGCTTGCAAAGTAATAAATGATCCTCTTACATTGCTAGAATTTTTGATAGTTGTAGTAGTAGATTTTTTTGGCATACCATTACACCTAAATATAATTCTGTAAGTATTTTCGGCATATAAAAATAATACATGCATAGACACGTCAAATTTCATGCCGCCATCATTTCCGGCCTTTCTGATCATCATATAATCATTAAGGTCACAAAGAATTATATCCCCTTTATCTCCTAGTGCCTGGCAACAATCAGTTGGAATAACTGGTCTACCAAATAAATTAGAATACCCATCTACACTTAAACCACCAGCAGGCAAATAAACAGGCACGCCACCGGTCCCAATTGTCATAGCCATTTTAGCTAATTGAGTTTCAGCATCCGGATTGACTAACCAAACCGCATTTCTTCTTTTCATGCCTGGCATTCTTGCCCACATTTTCAATACATTATCATAAATAATTGTATCGGTTGTTTGCCCTGATTCTTTATTTACAGTTACAAGACAAGGAGCTTTCAAGATTCCTAAAGGTACGCCAGCGCCGGAACCATTTACAATCGCGATTTCGGCTTGTCTATCAACGGCAGTTGCAAAAGATTCATTGTACCAGCTAGAAATAAATGCGGTATCCTCTTCTAATTCATCCGTTGCGTAAGCAATAGCCATCAACTTTTCAAGGTCCATTGATTTTTTTGCTAATTTGGGTTTGCTTGCTGTCACTGTTCCAGCCTCAGCGGCCCAATAAGCTATTACCCCACCATATACCGTAGTGGCAACGCTGGACTCGTCAACGTCCATCCATTTAACGCCGGAACCATTTACAGGTAACATATTTACTCTGGATAAAATCTGTCCAGTTTCAACAGCAGTTTCAAAAATTCGGCCGGCAAAATCCGGTTCTAGAGCAAAAGCCCCTTCCGATCCTATGCCTTCATTCATGCCGCTTGCTCTCATTTCTCTTTCTCTTACTTCTTTTTCAACAATATTTAATCTTGGATCAACGGAATTGCCTGGAATGCTTGCGGTTCTAATCGCTTTTAGTTGTTCGCCTAAAGTCCTAAATTGCCTTTTATATTCGCTTTTAACCTCTGCAAATATTGGCGGTTTTGCTGGATCGCTTTGTCTTGATTCCAGGTAATTATTTTCACCATCTAAAAATTTTTCTCTTTCTAATCTTTCTTCTTCGGCTTTTTCAGCGGTCTTAATTTTTTCTTTCATTTCGTCATATTCTTTTTTTCTTTTATTCCAATTTTCCAATTCTTCTTTTGTCATATTTTCTTTGTTTGTATCTCTTAATTCTTTTGCAATTTTTGCAAGTTCTTGTCTCATTTCATTAAGATTCATTGAGTGATACCTCCCTTAAAAACATCAACCTTTTTTTATATTCATTTCTTTCTTTATATAATTTATATGGATCATTTTCTCTAGTATCAACACTTGACGAACTATAGGCCGGCCATGCAGTTAATGAGATTTCCGGCAAATCCGCAGTAATAACGGTCCTAACTATGTTTTCTTCATCTGTTTCGTCCCATTCTTGCTTCCGCATAATAAATCCAACACTTACGCCGTCTATATCGCGCCTTTTAACACTTTCAACAGTATCATTGCCAATTGTATTATCTGGCAAATCAGCCTTGAACCATAAACCAGTATTATCCTCTTTAAATTCAATTGTTGAATATTTGCTTCGGGCCAAAACTTTAGTTGTATCGTGATTTAATAACAATTTTGTATCGGTGTCTTTATCCTTTAAATAATTTCTAAAAGCCCCTTTTCTAAATTTTTCTCTATATGTAAACCACCAGCCCAATTCTTCGGATAAAGTCTCCCATTCTAGGGCATAACCTTCAATTTCTCGTTTTCCCTCTTTATCTTCCCTAATTTCAAAAATATTAGAAAAAATTCTAATCTCCTTGGTTTGG